GCAGGAACTCAAGTACTGGCAAGAGGTGGCTGCCCGCAACGTGCTGACGAATGCCGAGGCCCTGGCGGTGGCCAAGAAGACCTCAGAGGCCAAGATTGCCATCTTGCGCGAGCAGGCGCAGCAGGGCGCGCAGCTGGAGAAGATCGGTATTGAGGCATCCCGTGACGCAGCGCTTGCCAAGGTCGATCAGCAGGCCCAGGCGTCGCAGCAGCTGGCCGCACAGGGTGAGATGACGGCCGGGCAGCTGCTGGCGCAAGAGCAGCAATTCGAGGATCGCCGCTACAACATCAAGCTGTCCTCGTTGCAGCAGATGGCCGCCCTGCTGGATCCTGACCGCGACCCGGTGCAGCTGGCTCAGACGCTGGCCCAGATCGAGCAGCTGGAGCAGCAGCATCAAATGCGCATTGGCCAGATCCGAGGCCAGGCGGCGCAGCAGTCGGCCGAGGAACAGGGCGCCATTTGGTCTGACCTGGGCCAGCGCATGTCGTCGCTTTGGGACCAAGGCGTCAACGCCATGATGAACGGCACCCTGCGTTGGTCAGGCGTCGTCAAGGCCGTGGGCATGCAGTTGGGCGGATGGTTTGCGGGCATCGCCAAGGACATGGCCAAGCACTGGCTGATGGCCGAGCAAGCCAAGACCGGCGCCACGCTGACGGGCACGGCCTCGCGCCTGGCTACCGAAGCATGGGCCGCCATCAAATCCACGGCCATCTGGGCAGCATCGGCGGCCAAGAACATCATGCTCAGCGCTTGGCAGGCCATGGCCGGAGCGTGGGCGGCCATCTCCAGCATCCCGGTGATTGGCCCCGTGCTGGCTCCAGTGGTGGCTGCGGGGGTATTTGCGGGCGTGGTGGGTTTGGCGCGCAACGTGGCATCTGCTGAGGGCGGCTACGACATCCCGGCCGGCGTCAACCCATTGACCCAGCTGCACGAACGTGAGATGGTGCTGCCGGCCAAGCATGCGGACACCATCCGCGCCCTTGGCGAGGGTGGCGCCTCGGGTGCCGGTGGCGACACCTATCATCTGAACGTCAGCGCAGTCGACGCTCAGGGCGTCAAGCGGCTGCTGATCGACAACCCTGCCGCGCTGGCGGCCGGCATGCGCAACGCCAGGCGCAACGGCCATTTCTCGGGAGCTGCCTGATGTCTGACGCGATCTATCCCGCACTGCCCGGCCTGTCCTGGCCGGTCAAGCGCACGCCCATTTGGCGCAGCACCGGCCGGCAAACGGCCACCCTGCGCGAGTGGCGGCAAACCTCCATGACCTACCCGCGCTACCGCTGGACATTGCAATACGAGTTCTTGCGCGGCGCTGCCGCTTATGCTGAGTTCCAGTCTTTGATGGGGTTCTTCAATGCGCGCAAGGGCGGGTATGACACCTTCCTTTTTACTGACCCGACCGACTCCAGCGTGACAGCCCAGGCGTTCGGGACCGGCGACGGCTCGACCACGGCGTTCCAGCTGGTGCGCAGCATGGGCGGCACCGCAGAGCCGGTGTTTGCGGTCAACGGCCCCCCGTCGATCTACAAGGCCGGCGCACTGCAGTCCAGCGGCTACACGATCAGCAGCGGGGTGGTGACGTTCTCCACCGCCCCCGCCGGCGGGCAGGCGCTCACGTGGTCGGGCTCTTACTACTGGCGTGTGCGGTTCGATGCTGACGAGTTGGAGGCCGAGCAGTTCGCGGCCAATTTCTGGAAGACCGGGCAGGTCAAACTCAAATCAGACAAAGCATGAAAACTGTCGTTTGGGAACCGAGTACAGGCGCCTTGATCGCCTGGTTGTTGACGCACCGACAGGCCATGCCGGTGGACCTGTGGACGGTCACGCTGTTGAGCGGGGCAGTGCTGCGATGGTCGGGCGGCGACCGCCTGGTGACGGTCAATGGCTCGACCTGGGCGCCGGGGCCTGGTGTCTCGCGCAGCAACATCCGGCAGTCGGTGGGCGTGGACGTGGACGCTATGGCGGTTGATCTGATCGCCGGCCCGGCCGACCTGGTTGGCGGCGTCCCTATTCTGCAAGCACTGCGCCTTGGCGCTTTCGCCGGCAGTACCTGGCGCGTAGATCGGGCCTTCTTTGACGACTCGTTCACATGCATGGGCGTCATGCCGGGCTTCAGTGGGTCACTGGGGTCCATCAACAGCCTGACGCGCAGCAAGGCGGCGATTCAGATCGTGAGTGCGGCCGACCTGTTCAATGTTCAGGTGCCTTCGGCGATCTGCCAGGCATCGTGCCGGGCAACGCTGTTTGATGACCAGTGCAGCGCATCGCGGGCGTCCTACCTCAAGACCTACAGTACGTCGACGGCATCGGGCTCGCCTGCGCAAACGCTCACATTCACCACGGCCGACAGCATGAGCAACGTCGCCAGCTATTTCGACCTGGGCGTGATCACCATCACCAGCGGCACCAATGCTGGCGTGAGCCGCACCGTGCGCTCGCACACCGTGAGCGGCAGCAATCGTGTTCTGAGCGTGGCCGCGCCATTCCCTTACCCCGTGGCCTCGGGCGTTTCATTCACCGTTACGGCCGGCTGCAACAAGACGGCGGCCACGTGTCTGTCAAAGTTTGCGAACCTCAACAATTTTCGTGGCGAGCCCTACGTCCCGGCGCCTGAGACCATTGCATGACCACCCTCGACCAACAAGAGCTGCGCGCCCGCGTGGCCGCCGAGGCCATGACGTGGCGTGGAACCCCCTATCACCATCATGGCCGCATCAAGGGCGTGGGCGTGGACTGCGCGCAGATCCTGGCCGCAGTGTTCGAGGCCGTGGGCCTGATCCCGCCGACCGATCTGGGCGCCTACGCGCGCGAGTGGCACCTGCACCACGGTGATGAGCTGTACCTGGCCCAGCTGCTGGGCTCCGGTGCTGCGCAACTGCCCGCCAATGAGTCGGCCCAAGTTGGCGACGTGATGGTGTTTCGTTTCGGGCGCTGCTACAGCCACGGCGCCATCGTGGTCGAGGCGGGCGCCGACCCGCTGCTGATCCACAGCTATCTCAATCGGGGCGTGATCCTGTCGCGCCTCAGTGAGGCCCCGCTGGCCGGGCGCTTGCATCAAACCTGGAGCCTGATCAAATGAGCGGCGGCGGTGGAAACATGGGCCAGACCGCAACGCGGATCGAGGCATTGCAGCTGCAGTCCAGCGCCTACGGCGTTGTGTGGCCGGTCGTGGGCGGGATGACGCGCATCCCCGGCAATCTCATCTGGTACGGCGACTTCAAGGCCACGGCCCATACCACTGAGCAATCCAGCGGCGGCAAAGGCGGCGGCGGCACCATGACCAACACCGACTACACCTATTCGGCCAGCGTGCTGATGGGCGTGCATCAAGGTGTGGGCGCTGGCGTTAATCGCGTCTGGGTGGGGAAGAAAGTCTATGACGGCGGCTGGTCGGCGAGCCTTGTGCAGACGACTGATGACGTATGGACCACTGCCGGCTCAGGGACGCTTACGTACACCATGGCGCATGGGGCCAGCCTGCTTGGCGATCCGGTCTTGACGCTCGCAGGCCGGTTTGCGGCCATTTCCGGCATCCTGGCGAAGGGTACCGACTACACCGTCAGCGGTTCCACAATCACGCTCATCAATGGCATGGCCACCGCCTACGGAAAAGTGATCCTGGTGCGCTACCAGTGGTCATCCGGGGCTCCAGACCTGTCGGCGCTGCAAGAGCTTGGCATCACCTATGTGCCGGGCTCCGGGACTCAGACCGCGCCGGCCTGGCTGGCCGCCACGCATGCCTCCGAGGCGCTGGCCTATCGCAGCCTGGCCTATGTGCACGCCCAGAACTACGAGTTGGGATCAGGCGCGCAGGTCGAAAACCACTTGTTCGAGGTCATTGGCCCGGGGGCGTATCGCTACGGCGGAACCTCTCCAGACTGCAACCCGTGGGAGTTCTCCGGGGAGTTCTTGACCAACGGCCGGTACGGCGCACGCATGCCTGCGGCGCTGCTGGACACGACCCAGGCAATCACCTACACCGCGGCGGCCGGCATCTTGATGAGCCCGGCCATCACTGAGCAGACCTCAGCCGCCGATTTCATCAGCCAGATGTGCGCCCTCACGAATTGCGGCGCAGTCTGGTCTGTGGATCACTTCAAAATCGTGCCGTACGGCGACACGGCGCTGACCGGGAATGGCGTGACCTACACGCCCAACACGACGCCGGTCTATGACCTGGACGACGACTCGATCATCTGTGGCAGCAATGAAGATCCCGTCGATTGGCTTGTCAAGACTCCGACCGATCGCTACAACGTCGTGCGCGTCGAGTACCTTGACAGGTCCAACGCCTACGCGAAGTCAGTGGCTGAGGCTAAGGATGAGGCCGACATCCAGACCAACGGCCAGCGAGTCAAAGACACGATCACTGCGCACTGGATTTGCGACGCTGCGGTCGCCAACCTGGTGGCGTGGCTGACCCTGCAGCGATCCCTCCACATCAGCGGCAGCGGCAAGTTCGTGCTGCCCTGGGCGTATGGCTTGATCGAGCCCATGGACCTGCTGACCCTGACTGATTCGGGATTGGGCATGCAGCAAATGCCGGTACGCATCACCGAGGTTGACGAAGACGCGGACGGATTTCTGTCGGTGACCGTCGAGGATTGGCCGCTGGGCGTGGCCAGTGCCACACAGTACCCCGTCCAAGTGCCGGCCGGCTATCAGCACGACTACAACGTCGCCCCCGGCAACATCGACACCCCGGTGTTCTTCGAGGCTCCGGTTGAGCTCACCACCACCGGCTTGGCCGTGCACGCTGCCGTGCGCGGCCTGTCTGCCAATTGGGGCGGCTGCGATGTCTACGTGAGCCTGGACGGCAGCACCTACAAGCGCATACAGACAATCAACGGCGCGAGCCGGTACGGCACGCTGTCGGCAGCCATGACATCCGGCGGCACTGGCCTGTCTGTGTCGGGCATCACCGGCCAGCTGCTCAACGCCAGCGCGGCCGACGCGTCTGCCCTGACGTCGCTGGTCTACGTGGGCGGCTCGTCGCCCGAGTACATGGCCTACACAGGGGCGACGCTGACCGGCGCCGGTGCCTACACCCTGACCGGCCTCAACCGCGGCGGCTACAGCACGGCTGCGGCGGCGCACGCCTCGGGCGCGCCATTCGTGCGCCTGGACGAGTCCGTCGCCCGATCTGACGACCTCACGCTCGACTACATCGGGCGGACCATCTATTTCAAGTTCCTGAGCTTCAACCAGTACGGCGGCGCGCAACAGGGCCTCGCCGACGTGTCGGCGTACAGCTACGCAATCACCGGGAGCATGGCCAAGTTGCCGCCCAAGCCTGTGGCCGGCATTGGCTCGGCCACGGTATACGGCGGCATACAGCTGAGGTGGACGCAAACCACGGAAGGCGACTACGACCGAACGGAGATCGTGGCCGGGGCTAGTTGGGCGGCCGGTTCACGTGTATTTTCCGGCAAGGCCTCAGATTGCTTTTGGGCTCAGACGGCGATTGGCGCCTATACCCTGTGGTTCGCAAATTGGGACAAACTCGGCAACCGAGGCGACCCGGTATCGGCCACCGTGGCGATCACAAGTGAGGCCGTGCCAACGTCGCTCGTGCGCAAGGGCAGCTTTGAAGATGGCGGACTTGGCACGTGGGACAGTCGATCCGGGTCTGTGGTCTCAGTGTCGGGCCGCTCATGGGCCAAATCCCTGCAAGTCACCGGGCGCGACACCCTAGAGCTCGGGTCCGACACCCCAGTCACGCCCGGCGAGACGATCT